AATCTCATTGCTCGTGAGACAACCCACCCATGCGGGCGAGTCTTTCGTATTCACGGATAAGACGTGCATAGTCCTGCACATTGCCAGCCTGGAACGCATCAATCAGCAGCTGGCGCGTCATCCGCATCAGCGCATCGCGGTCTTCAAAGCTGATCGCTGGAACAGGCTCTGCCTCCAGCTTCGGATCTTCAGCTTCCCGCTGCACGTCAGCGTTATCAACGTCACGGTAAGCCGTTGCTCTGCTCACCCCATACTTTCGCTGGAGCGTTGCAGCCACATCGGCTTTTTTCAAGCCCATATCGAGCAAGCGCTTCGCTAGCTCGTGTTGGGTGTTCATCTGTTCGCTGGAACGTTTCATCAGCCGATCACCTCCCAGTCAGCGTCGTCGAGCTGATCGAACTCAATCGTCACGACGGTCTCTGCTTTACCTGGTCCGAACTCCGCAGGGCACGAAACGCCCGGTGGGTAGAACACGGCAGGACTGACTTGGATCAAGTCATCAACGATCGCAGTAATGCGGATGTCTACCTGGTCCGCATTGTTGTAGCGGATGACCTCCACATCTTCTATTTGGAGAATTTCGCTCATGGGTGTTGAGTGCGAATTACTGTGCTACGGTAGCACCAGTTCACCCAAAACACCAATGTTCCTTGGTCCGATCATTAAAACCCGTTTCCTCGGCCCCACTAACCACCGCCAAGCCCGCATCAAAGCAACGCACAAGCGCGACTCTGAGGTTACCTGGAGCGTGACCATTAACTGGCACTACGGCTCAACCGCCGAAGAGAACCACTACAACGCAGCGTGTGCCCTAATGCGGAAGGATGGATTTTTCTTTGGTCCGTGCACCGTCGTCGGTCGCGGCCACGATCACGATGCCTATTACTGGCTTATAGACGTGTATAACGATGCAGCACAGGAAGCCATATAAGAAAAAAGCCCCGTTAAGGGCTTGTTAGGTAGAACCCGCCGGATTCCCACACGATTGGGGAATCCCAGGGTCTGTCGTCGGTAACAATCCAGGAATAGTAATCTCCCTGGAGCTTGGGCATTAGTTCGCCGTCGCGGGTGAATTCGCCCTGATACTCTCTGCTGATCCACTGATCAACCAGAGCCTCAAGGTCTAATGGTGTGTCGTCGTCTAATTGATAGATACGCACCCAACCGGAAGCGGGAGACTCTATGCACAAACGAGCCCCAATTGCTGGGGCGTCGTGCGCTAGTGGACTCCAGAAACTATGGATGTTTTGGAGTTTCATTATTCTTCCGTGTACCCGTCAAACCACTCGCCCGCCTTGCGGGTTGATGGATCTTTGCAGTGTGCCTGAGCCTCCTCAAGGCTTAAGCCTGTGAGCATTACCCGGTTGCTTTTGTGTTGTCCTGGAGCGTAGAAACGCACGATGGAATAAGTAGTCATTAAATGAACAGATCAAAGGGAGAACGAGTTACAGAATCGGAGCCGGTGGGCTCCAACCTGTAGCGATAGTCAGGACGCAACCGCTGAAGCTTCGCTAGGAAGACCTCAGCAGCTGCTCTGCTCTTGGGACGTCCGACTGTCAACCAGCCGAGACCGTCAGAGGCGGGAGAACCCCGCCAAACCTGCACGGTTGTCATGCTGTAGCTTCTTTGGCCTTGCGTTCCTGACGTCCTTTGATGGCATCAGAAACGGTCTCGGTCAGTTGCTGCAGCCACATGTCCACATTTGAATCCTCTGTTGAGCTGTAACGGAAGCTTGAGATGTAACCGCGAACGGCGTCTCTCAGTTCTTCCTGATTCACATGCTCAAAGCAGACTGATTCAGTCTCGTCTTTGATTGTCAGATTGTTACCCCAGGTGCTGAGGTCAATTCGGCAGCCCTTGGCGTCGAACGTGCGCGTTGTTTGCAGTTGCATGATGCTTTAGAACGTTTGGGGATTGAAGGTTGAAACCTTCGGTCTATCCCCGAAGGGACAGAACGAAGGCTTCAGAGATAACGGCGATCGATGCAAGCGAAGGCAGTGCCCACAAAAGCATCCTCTGAGTAGCTCACCAGCTGGTGAGTCCCTGCCGCTTCTTTGACCTTGCAACGTTCGATGGCTCTCTCGTTCATCAGTGCCTGTACCGGAGCGACCATGGCGAAACCGAGGACGCTACCGATCAAGATTGCTGAGAATGGCTTGTGCATGATTCAGAAGGGATTGAAAAGGGTTGGCTTTCTGTCTCTGCTGATAGCGAGCCCGCGAGAGTGCGGACGGCTGCCACGGCTTGCCAGTCGAGACCGGGCGGACCCGGGTTGCTGGCTTGCTGGAGCGTTTAGCTATCAGCTCCCGGCATTTCACGCGGGCGGGAGACCCGAGGCTCTCGTTTGTCGGCTAAGAGCTTCACCATTTTTGAGACCGCTTGCATGTCGTGCCGGGTCTGTTTTTTCAGTCCAGGTGGCGAGTCTTGCCTTCCCTGTTCTCTATATTGTACAACATTCCCCTAGCACATGGCAACATCAGAGATACAAAGTCATGTAACTTTTTACACTTAGTCTTAGCGCATGGGGGACGGGTAGCAAACTGCAAGAGCGCATGTAGAGAGCACGTAACCTGCACATATCTGCGCCAATTAGCACTCGTGTGCTAAAAAAGCCCCTAGCTGTCAGGCCGGGGCAGGAGTTAAAAAGATACGTTTGTACTAACCGGCTTTATCTTGAATTTTGATGGTCAGATCAGGCGCTTGGATATTGACCACTTCAGTGGACTCACCAATGACCCGTCCAATGGAGTCCAAAACCTGGCTAGCGGTTTGCAGCTGACCTTTCTTGAGGGCTTGATGAAACAGCTTGGTCCGCATGTGCTGCAGCCTTGCCAGCATATTTTCCCGATCAGCTTGCCAATCCTCGTCAACCAGTTCTTTTACTTCACGCCAATCGCGCCAAGCGGTAGCAATCCCAACTTGCTCCTTCTCTGCGTGGTCATAAACCAGTGCTCTAGCCGACAATCCATCCAATTGCCTCCGATACAGCCTTCTCACCCTGTCTTCTTTGGCTTGCGTGGTGCGGGCTTCGTTGTCCACGTATGTTCGACCGTTTTTTCGATAATAACCGCCAACAGGCCCTATTTGCACGGGGGTAGGGGTTGAAAACCTCTGTATTGTGATAGGCATGAGCCAAAAATCTGCACCAATAGAACTTCGCTGGGCGCAAGGCGAAGTATTTTCTTGCGATAAACGTTTCCGAGTCCTTGTCGCAGGCCGCCGCTTCGGCAAGTCCTACCTTGCTTGCGTTGAATTGCTGCGTGGAGCGATCAATCGTCCAGGCGAGACCTTTTTTTACTGCGCTCCGACGTACCGAATGGCGAAAGACATCGCTTGGCGTGTCTTAAAAAAGCTTGTTCCGAAAGTTTGGATCCATTCCAAAAACGAAACCGACCTCCGCATCGAACTAATCAACGGTTCCACCATTGAATTGAAGGGAACCGAAAACGCAATGGCGCTACGTGGCCGCAGTTTGAGCGGTGTAGTCCTTGACGAAGCCGCCTTCATGGATTCGGACGTATGGTTTGAAGTAATTCGACCTGCTTTAGCGGATAAAGAAGGCTGGGCGCTATTTATTTCAACGCCTGACGGTACAGCTAGTTGGTTTTATGACTTGTGGTGTTATGTCGAAGAAGACCCAACGGCATTGTGGCAGCGATGGAGTTTTACGACGATTGACGGGGGTAACGTCAGCGCGAATGAAGTTGAAGCAGCTCGTGCCCAACTAGACCAGCGAACATTCCGTCAAGAATTTGAGGCTAGCTTCGAGAATCTAAGTGGTTTGGTGGCCATTAGCTTTTCGGACGAGAACATATCTACGGATTCAAGGGACATATCAATCCAGCCATTGTTGTTGGGAGTGGACTTTAACGTTGATCCAATGAGCGGGATTGTGGCAGTCAAAGACGGCACCAACCTATATGTGTTTGACGAGATCATGCTTACAGGCGGGGCTACCACTTGGGATTTTGCCGAGGAGGTTACCCGTCGATATGGCGTAGAGCGGAGGGTCATTGCATGTCCCGACCCAACAGGCAGCGCTCGAAAGACGAGTGGTGTTGGGGTTACTGACCATGCAATTTTGCGAAAGAGTGGTTTTACGGTGCAATCACCACGATCTGCATGGAAGATCCGGGACAAGATCACAGCTGTTAACACGGGATTACTAGATGCGACTGGCGAGCGAAGGGTATTGATTCATCCGCGTTGCAAGCAGTTGATCAAGTCATTGCGAACATTGACTTACGCACCAGGGACTGGGCTGCCCAATAAAAATTTGGGAGTGGACCATGCTTTTGATGCGTTTGGGTATTTGTGTTTACAGCAGTTCAACTTGGCCAAGCCAGAAACGCTAGGTGCTACCAGCTACAGGCTCTATTGATTTAGGTGTAGCTGCACTGGTTACAATGGCCAAAATTGCGGAATTTTTGTGGCAGACAAGAAAAGCAATGCGACTAAGCGCTGCGAAGGCTATATGAAAGCTGTCCGCAAGGGTAAAAGCAAAAAGCAAGCTAGTAAGAAAAAAAGGTAGCGGTTAGAATGGGTTGAAATCGCATTTTGCGTCATGCCTAAGGGAGCTGGAACTTACGGCACACAAAAGGGCCGTCCACCCAAGAAGAAAAAGGGCATGAAAAAGGGCTCTAAGAAAATGTGATGGCTGAGCGTAAATTCCGCAAAACCCGCAAAGACTCTAAGACTGGAGTAGCCCAGAAGTACCTTTCTGGTTCAAAAAATCGAGCCGCCAAGGCGGCTGAGATCAAGGACACAGCAGGAAAGTACAAGCGGGGCGAGAATATCGACGTTAAAGCTGTTAGCCGTTCCCGGAGTGCTCAGGATGCCCGCAAAGCCACTAAACGAAAAAACAAAAAAGGCCCTAAAAGAAAAGGCTGAAGGAACACGTTTTAGCTATGGCGAGCTTGCTCGTGTTTATAGGCGTGGTCAAGGAGCTTACCTTTCAAGCGGTTCTAGGAACGTTTCTATGGCCGCTTGGGCGATGGGACGTGTCAATAGTTATATGAGCGGCAAAGGTGGAGCTCGAAAGGCCGATTCAGACATTTATAAGAAAGCTCGGGGGAGAGGGAACTGATGGCTAAGAAAAAAGACCCCCGCTTAGAGCGCTATGGCCTTGAAGGGTTTAATAAACCTAAGCGCACCCCAGGGCATTCAGAAAAGAGCCATGTTGTTTTGGCCAAAGAAGGCGATGAGGTGAAATTGATTCGTTTTGGTCAGCAGGGTGCAAAGACTGCTGGCAAGCCAAAACCTGGCGAAAGCGAAGCAATGAAACAGAAAAGAGCTAGCTTTAAGGCACGGCACGCAAAGAACATTGCTAAGGGCAGGATGAGTGCCGCATATTGGGCTGACAAAGTAAAATGGTGACATGACTTACTCCGTTCCAGGGCTCGTTAAGACTCATCTGGTCAGCAGTTCCTACATGGGAAGCGTTGACAGTCCATTTGTTCGCACCAGAGCGGTGATCGACCAGATGAAAGGCTGGGAGATCATGAAAGCCGTTACGTCCGGCACGGACTATTTGCGGGCCAATAGTGAAACATTTTTACCCCTTGAGCCTCGTGAGGACTACACAGCATATTTAGCGCGAGTAAACCGCTCTGTATTTACGCCTTATACGCAACGTCTAATTCGAGCAGCAACTGGCTTGATTTTGCGTAAGCCAATCAATATAGAAGGCGATCCTTACTGGACAGACGTCTTCAATAAAGATGTTGATGGCTGTGGATCAGATATTGAGGAGTACGCTCGCAGGCTTCTGGCGTGTGCTTTGACTTATGGTCACTGCCATACGTTGGTTGATTTCCCCGCTCCATCTGGAGCCCGTAGCTTGGCTGAAGAGCGTGCTCAAAACCGCCGTCCTTACTGGATAGAAGTTGATCCAACTAATGTGTATGGCTGGCGTTTAGACCGCGAATCAAATTATGGCAATTTAACGCAAGTCCGTATTGGTGAAAAAGCTGTCGTTTCAGACGGTGAATTTGGAGAAAAAGTTTATGACCAGATCCGTGTCATTGAGCCAGGCCGTTATCGGGTATTTAGGCAAGAGGAACAAAAAAAAGAAATGGAAGGGCCATACCCATACCCCGCTTCCCTCGATCAGTCCGACGCTACAGAAGAGTACGAGCTGGTTGATTCGGGTACTTTCTCGCTAAATCAGGTGCCATTGGTCACGATTTATTCCAACAAAACTGATGTATTGGCCAGTAGGCCACCACTGTTGGATATTGCTCATTTGAACCTGGCTCATTATCAGCGCCAAGCTGACTTAATCCATAGCTTGCATATCGCCAGTCAGCCAATGCTTGTCCTGGAGGGCTGGGATGACCAGACTAAGGATATGGCGGTCAGTGTTAATTATGCGATGGCGACACAGCCGGGAAACAAGGTCTATTACGTGGAACCGGCATCTAGCGCTTTTGAAGCGCAATCAGCGGAGATTAACGAGCTTCAGCAACAGATGGCTAGCTTGGGCATTAGTACGCTCAGCCAGCAAAAATTCGTAGCTGAGTCGGCTGATGCTCGTCGTTTAGATCGCATTGACACTAATTCAATGTTGGCGATGGTCTCAATGGACTTGGAATCTGGCCTACAGAAAGCGTATGACTTGGCGGCTAGTTACTTAAGTATCGAAGCACCGAAGGTCAAGATTAACCGTGACTTTGATCTGCAACGCCTGATTGGGCAAGACATTGCAGCAATGGCTCAACTCTTTGAAGGTCAGATTATTGACCGCGAAGAGTTCCGCGACATGCTTGTGCAGGGCGAA